AGCCCGGTGGGCTTCCCTTCGTCTGCCGGGGTTCGTGTTTCCGAAAAAACCGCGCTCCAGTACTTAACGCTGTATGCGTGTGTGTCCCTTATTTCGGGTGACCTAGCCCGGCTTCCGCTCAACCTGTATCGTCGTCGTCCAGACGGCGGTAAAGACCTCGTCACCGAACACAAGCTGTTCGACCTGCTGCACAACGTACCCAATCCCGAAACCACTTCGTTCAACTGGCGTGAAACCCTGCAAAGCCATCTGCTCTTGTGGGGCAATTCCTATTGCTTCATCGAGCGCATGAGCGGCAACGGCGGCAAGATCAAGGCGCTGTGGCAGTTGCAAGACCCTGGCGCTATAAAGATAGAGCGTCAGGGCGACCAACTGGTCTACAAGTACACGGACGGCAACGGCAAAGAAGTCGTCAGGACGAGAGATCAGATTTTCCACATACCCGGTTTCGGGTTCAATGGTATCGTTGGCCGGTCGATGGTCGCAATGGCCCGTGAGGCGATTGGCCTTGGCCTGGCGACCGAGTCTTTTGGCTCGACCTACTTTTCTGAAGGGACGCACCCTTCCGGCGTTCTTGAGATGGAACGGGTGCTGGGCGACAACCGCGAAGAGTTCACCAAGGCGATCCAGAAAGGCTATGCGGGTCTTGGCAAGAGCCACCGCATCATGGTATTGGAAAACGGGATGACCTACAAGCCCCTGACCGTGCCTTTAGAAGATGCACAGTTCTTAGAGACGCGGACTTTTCAGAAGGGCGAAATAGCGTCGATGTACCATGTGCCCGTCCACAAGATCGGCGTTCACGGGCAAAATTCCAATTACAACAATCTTGAACAGGAAAACGCATCCTATGTCGATTCCTGCCTGATGCACTGGCTGGTACGATGGGAGAGCGCCATTTCTCAGCAATTATTGACCGAGGCCGAGCGCATGGCCGGTCTTTTTGCCGAATTTCAGGTGCAGGGACTGCTCAGAGGCGATTCTGCGGCCCGTGCCGAATATTACAACAAATTGTTCCAGGTTGGCGCGATGTCGCCAAACCAGATCCGTTCACTCGAAAACGAGAATCCGGTCGAGGGCGGCGACCAGCATTTCGTCATGTTGAACATGATCCCGCTCGACAAGGCCAGGGAAGCCCCGCACCTGACCCTTGAAGATGACGAAGAAGAGAAAAAGCCGGAAGAGGCGAAGTCCTTCTGGGAGAAAAGGCGGATTGAGCTTCGCAAAAACCACGAAAAGCGGTCAATCGAGATGCGCGACCGCATTTCTAAGCAGTACGAACCGCTGATCAGGGATGCCGCCACGGCGATTGTCTACCGTGAGGCGAAAGCGGTGAAGGGGTTTGTCGGCAAACGGTCGTCCATGTCGCTTGAAACCTTTCTTGACGAGTTCTACGCCGAGTTTCCCGAATATATCAACCAGAAGATGTCGCCGGTACTCAGATCGTACATGCTGGCCATCATCGACGCGGCCAACCTTGAGTTCGATTTGACCGAAACCGAGTTCGATGCCGAAATCAACGAGTATATCGACAACTACAGCGCCAGGCACATCGAATCGTCGCACGGGCAACTCGCCGCATTGCTGGATCAAGACCCCGAAGCGATTATCACGCGGGCCGACGAATGGTCAGAACGCAGGCCCGATAAAATAACCTTTAACGAAGTTGTCAGGGCGGCGGGCGCGGCCTATGCATTCGCCGTCTTTGGCGCGGGCCTGTCGCTCACCTGGCGCATTCGTGGCGAGCGCACTTGCGATTACTGCAAGCGGCTTAACGGCAAGAAGATCAGGAGCGACCAGCACTTTGTCGGGCCGAATGACGCAATCGACCTGAAAGACGGGTCTACCCCGATGCAAATTTACGGCATCCACCGTCATCCGCCGTTACATCAATTTTGCGATTGCTACGTATCAGGAGGATAATATGAAAAAAGAAGTACGCAGTATCAACATCCCCGCCTCGGTTGAAAAGCGTGACGACGGCACCACCGGCAGTATTACCGGCTATGCCATCGTCTACGATAAGGACTCCGAGGACATGGGCTTCATCGAGCGGATTGCGCCCGGTGCCGCCAAAAAGGCACTTGAGCGTTCCGACATTCGCGGGCTGAAGAACCACGACCCGAATCTGATCTTTGCCCGGCAGGGCGTCAACCTTGAATTGACTGAAGACAAGGGCGGCTTGAAATATGTGGCGACCCCTATCGACACCCGCAACTTCAAGGACGTGGCCGAAGAGGTAAGGTCTGGCCTGCTCACTGGTCAAAGTTTTGGGTTCACGGTCGAGAAGGACGAATGGCGCGACCTGGAAACCGACCATCCCACCAGAACCATTACAGAAATTGGTGAGATATATGACGTTGGCCCGGTTTCATATCCAGCTTATCCCGATACCAGCGTAGCGGTACGGTTGCTGGACGAGGCGCGGGCGGCACAAGAAATACCGAGCGAGGAAGAAGCGCCGACCTTCACGCTGGCCGAGGTCGTCACGCTCACCCTTGACGACGAGACATACACTTTTGACGGCGACGACCGGTTCGACCGAGCCGCCGAAAAGATAGAAGAGTTAAGGGCATCATCAAGTCCAAAGACCGCTGATGATGCTGACGCCGACGATCCTGATCCAAAGATCACCGAGGACGAGGCAGTGGAAGAAGAGGCACGTAACGATATTATGGAAAAAATTAATGAAGCACTAGAGAGGAAACTATGAAGACCATTAAATTGATGAAAGAGGATCGGGACGCGCTGCTCAAGGAACTTGAGAAAATGCGTGATCTGTGTACTCAGGAAAACCGTATGCCCAATCCCGAAGAGGTAGAGTGGGCGTCTGGCAAACTTGATGAAATCAACGACCTTGAAGCGAACATCGCGCTTGAAGAGCGTACTCAGGGCATTCTTGAGAACGCACGAAAGTCGGCTATCCCCCCTGACAAGCCGAATCCGAGCGAAGACAGGAACAGCGTCCAGAACCAGCGGGAACGATTTGCTTCTCCCGGCGAGTTCTATCAGGCGGTCATGCGGGCCGGGATGCCTGGCGGGCATGTTGACCCACGCCTGACCACCCGTGCGGCAACCGGTCTTTCCGAGAGTGTCCCGTCAGACGGCGGGTTCCTCGTTGAATCAGAAATGGCCAACGAGATCCTGAAAAACGTCTGGCAGTCTGGCATGATCTTGCCGAAGGTTTCCAAAACTACTTTGGGCGGCAACAGCACTGGAATGAAGTTCAACGGGCTTGATGAAACGAGCCGCGTTGACGGTTCCCGCGCCGGTGGCATTCGCGCCTACTGGCTGGCAGAAGCGGCTGAGAAGCTCGCGAGTAAGCCGAAATTTCGCCAGATCCAACTCACCTTGAATAAATTGGTGGGACTTTGCTATGCTACTGACGAGCTTCTTGAAGACGCAAACGCCCTGGCTATGGTCATCAACGAAGGATTCAAGGATGAATTTGAGTTCAAACTGACCGATGCGATTATCAACGGAACTGGCGCAGGCCAGCCGCTCGGCATTCTGAACAGCGGTTGTATGGTTTCAGTCGCAGCCGAGGCTGGTCAAGCGGCAAACACCATCGTTTTTGAGAACGTCCTGAACGCATGGTCGCGCCTGATGGCAGCTTCAAGGCCAAACGCCATCTGGGTTATCAACCAGGATTGTGAGCCGCAACTCAACGCCATGAGCCTCGCTGTAGGCACAGGCGGCGTGCCTGTTTATCTGCCCGCAGGGGGCGCTTCGGCAAGCCCGTATTCGACCTTATTCGGTCGCCCGGTTGTACCGATTGAACAATGTCCGACCGTTGGCGACACAGGCGACATCATGCTTTGCGACTTCTCCAAGTACAAAGCGATTGATAAAGGCGGGATACAGAGTGACGTGAGCATACATGTCAGGTTCATTTACGACGAGAGTGTCTTCAGGTTCGTATATCGTTTTGACGGCCAGCCGGTACTTTCTTCGGCAATTACACCGTACAAAGGAAGCAATACCCTGTCGCATTTCGTAAAACTGGCGGCACGATAACAGGAGGTAGCAAACATGTTTAACATCGCAGAAAACGCAAAAGTAGTGAACGTTGCAAACCCGGCTGATTACTCCGGTGCAGCAATGACAACCGAATGGATTAGCATGAAGGGTGCAGAAAAGGCGACCTTTCTTGTCCAACTTGGTGCTTTGGATGCGTCTGTATCTTCAGCGGCGGTTACCCTGAACGTGGCAAACGATGCCTCTGGAACTAAGTCAGCAACCGCAGCCGCAAGCATGGACTTGCCCTTTACCCATTATTACAAGGGTGGTGCAACACCGTCTGACACCTTTACCAAGACAACTGTTTCCAGCTCGACGTTTACCCTCGCCAATACTGATGATGGTAGAATCCTGGCCGTTGAAGTAAAGGCCGAGGACATGGGAACATTTACGTCTACATCGGTTACTTACGACGCCGATTATGTCAGGCTGGCAATTGCCATTCCTGGTGGTTCAGCGATTTACGGTTGTATGTGCATCTTGACCGGATTGCGCTATCAGGGTGATGCGCCTCCGACAGCAATAACCTAAAATTCTGACCGGCTCCCTGGGTAGAACCGGGGAGCCATATTAACAGGGAGCAATCATGGCAGAAGAATATGAGCGAAATGTTTACGATCATCTAAAGTCGTATGACATTTTGACAATCCTTAAACCACTTCTTGATGGTGGAAACTTTTACTTGCGCCCCGAAGATGGCAAGATAAAGGCTCGGTTCGTTTCTTTGTCAAGGG